TTGATTGTCACCCTCCACAAAGGATAGTTGCCCCTCGGATACGATAGGCTCCACAGTAGGCGTTGCAAGCTGGTATACAAGTTGATACGGCGTATACCCTGCATAGGATTGTTGCGGTACGGATTGCGTGAAGTTAGGCGCGCCCACACGCTGAACCCAATACTTAGTGCCTGTACCATTCCACGTCGCTGTTGTCGCTGCCTGCGCTTGCGCTGGCGTTATGGTATTAGCATCATACGCCTTGTATCCGTAAAAGTAGGCTTTGATGTCGTCCTGCGTTGGTTGGTATCCGTCAGCCCATCCACTGTCTGCAACTGGAATGCCGAAGTAAATTTCTCCGGCTGCTGTAACGGCATTCGTATCTGCTGAACTGCCTGTACTTCCTTGCGGTAGTAGTTTTCCATCATATTTTGTGCCTATACCGCTACCTGCTACCGCTCCAATCGCCAGCCCTGTCACTTTAACTTGCCTGTTTCCGTTAGTAGCACCACCTTCACCAGGTATCCATGCTCTACTACCATCAAGCATTAGCCCCTGCCATCGTTTGGACTTGAAGTATTGCCCGTCACGTTCGAAAACTGTATCCGCATTGGCTCCTGTAACTGGATCGGCGTACAGGTCTGTTTGCAGCGCCAGCATGGAATCCTCTCGCGGTTTAAATGGTTTGGCTGTGCTGCCGATGTTGAGCATAGGGTTTTCGTGGTTGAATGTACCCACGGATGCGTACCGTAGTCGCACGGACAAAAAGCTGGTTTGGGCTGACGTTGTAAAGGTTTTAGCTCCCACAACCACGACACCTGTAGCAACCTCACCGCTCGGATCAGAGTCGTTTGAATCTCGTCTTTCGATGTATTGTAGACCATCGCCCATGCTTGACATAGTGTAAGTTGTGTTAGGCAGCACAGGCACGACGACTTTTAGCGGGGCAATGATATCCGCTGTAGTCCTTACTGCTGTCGCCTTATTCGGACCTTGAACGGTGACGATCCCGCTAGTAGTTACTGTCCACTCATAAAATGATGGCAATAAGTTCTCACCATACCGAATTACATATGGATTACGTACAGGCATTACACTATCCACGTAAGACCACTTAGCAGCCGCTTGAGCTGGCGTATAGCTTGCCGCTGCTGCGTAGTCCGTATCGGATAACTCATAGACGCGCACACTGTCCATGTTAAACGTGTTGCCGCTATTTCCCGTACCAGTTACAGTTACGATATGAAAAAAGTCCGTCGCGGCGAACCGTACAACAGATGGTGCAAAAGCAGAGGCTGACGTTACCTCATTACCTGTAGCTCCAGCAACCCCGTTTATGGATATGGCTATCTTGCTGGTGTTGCCGTTTTTCACATCTGCAACAGCTACATATTTTTTCCCCGGCGTAGTCAGGAAGCTTGCCGACGCTGTGGCTGATACACTACCTACCGTAAGTTTAAAACTGCTGCTGCCGCTGGTTTTATTGGTGGCATCCGTTGCAATAGCCACGTTTGAGGACCATGAACCAACCGTTTCGCAACCACCCATACGCCCGAGCAAATTTACGAGCATTCGCCCGGTTATGCCGGACAAAGAAAACAAAGCCGACTTAATGGCGGTGATGATCTGCACGCCTGCGTTCAGCGTTACGTCCTGACGGGATATAATGTTAAAGCGTTCTTTAACCCCATCCATAACACCAGCAAAACCGTCTATCTTCTCCCAGTTATCATTCATCATCGTTTCAACGTCGAAAAAATCATTCCCGTCTGTTACCGGGTCCTTCATGTATAAGCTCAAATTAGGTGTATTACTAGCCAATCCGTACACCTCCTGCAAAATTATTTAATGGTGTGTTATTTATTCCATTTATCTTCATGACATGGTGTATCTCAGCAATAACAAGGTAGCGAAATTTATATCGTACTTCTAAATGTGCTGGTTTTATTTCCTCTATGGCGTCCTTCAAATCTTGTAAGTTTGGCGGTATGCCTAGAGTCCCGATAAACCTGATCACAAAATAGTATTCAGACGGAAAAACAGTAACATCAACCTCGCCGCGATCATAGCTATCTGCCACATTTTTGATCATGCTCGCAGACACCTTGCCGCTGCCGCGCATCTTAGAGATAACCACGCTGCGGCGTTGCTCGATCGGCTTCGATGGCATGGAGACTATTTTTAGATCCTTTTCCCAATACTTAATGCCCCAGGTCGCCGTCTCCGGGTGAAACTGGCGGAATGTATCTACCATTGCAGCATTGAGCTTGTCGAACTCGATATCTTCCGTCTGCATTATCTCAACGAATTCTTGGATTTCCTCATAGTAATCCGGCAAGTAGGACATAAGCTTTTTAGACATGTACATCAACCGTCCCGAGCACGGCAACCGAATCCAAAGGCACCTGAATATTGCTGGTCACTCCGTTAATGGTTAGGTCAAAATAGTCGATCACAGGCGGCACGTCCAAGATAAAATTAGCTATCCGGGTGATCCGCACTAAGGTATCAGTTTCGTTAAATGCCAAGCCTTCCAGATACTTTGCAATGCTGGCTTCCAACTGCTCTTTGACATCGTCCGTCGTTGCATCCCTCGCCAATTGGACCCGCACGCTGACGTTTATAGGCACTTCCCCAGCTCCAACAACCGTGACAACCGGACCAATGGGCGCAGCGCCTTCCCCATGTCCATCCTGAGTAGGGTCTATATGCATCTGCACAGCCTGTACAACAGCAGGTGAAGGTGTTCGTTTCTCATTGTTGAGAATTACAACCTTAACTGTGCCGTTCCCATTCCAGAGCGGAAATACTTTTGCATCACCTACCCCAGATACTTCCCGAGCCCATACAACGTACTGGTTTTTATTTGCGCTAGTGATCGGCTTTGTAACTTTGTCCTGGTAACGGTCATAAAGGGCTTCGCCCGACTCTACATCTTCCCCAGACACCAATAAGTCAACCAGTTCAGCTTTTGCTAACTTGTCTATAAAATCTATAGGCAATAGCGATCCTGAATATTTATTGCCTATTGCACCAGCAGTCTCACACTCAACTGCAAATTGCCCAACCCCCAACTTACTTTTGACAACATAGTTTAAGTCTTCTATAGAGTAACGACTTCCAATTGGCACATCCATAAGCTCGTTTTGGTTGTTGTAAAACTTGCCGCGCCACTGGGCATTAGTTGCTTCCTTACGAACTATACCAGACCATGCTACTGATTTATCTAGCTCCTCTCCATTCTCCGGCGCAGGAAAGCGTAGGCTACGCTCGATGTCTAAATTCACATACATTTGAGCCAGTTCGTTCGCTGCCGGGGCCAGCGCATCGAAGATAACGCTCCCTTCCCGTTTATCCATGGTATCTGGAATACGGGCCAGCAGACGTTCTAAGATAACTTCTTCTGTTTGATCCTCATACAATCCCTCCGACCCCCGTTTCGTCTCTAAAGTTACCTTGTGTTGTGATCACTTCAAATTCGGCCAGAACATCGCTGCCGTTAAAAGTGAATTGAAAATCTCGCACATCCGTAATCCGGTCATCTGCCAGGAGCGCTTCACGGACCAACCGTTTTAATTCAGTCTGCACAAATAACCGGCTCTGCCCTTGCAGCCGGTCTATCTCAGCTCCGTAATCATCGGAGTATATTAGGTTTTCGTAGCGTAGAGTTTGAAGTATCTTATACACCACTTGCCGCATAGCCTCCAGACCGTCCACAATGCCGCGTGCGCGTCCATTCGTGAAGTCTAAGGCATATGTCTTGGTGGGCATTTCTTCCTCTTCAATCTCTTCATCAACGATGCTGCCGCCTTCTGGTATCATGGTGTCACCAACTTATCCAGCACAGCAAACTGTTGACCGCCTTGCATTCGTAGTAATAGCACGGCATCGCCTACCTTAAGGCCTTCGCGGATCACCAACACATCAGGCAAAGCGGTTTGAGTGGTCTTTGTTGCCGTCTCAGTAGGAGTCTCGTCTTTATACACATGGCTATGTGTAAGACTAACCTCATAACGTGTTACCCGCTCAGTGATTAATAGAAATTCCTCGTCCAACACCAAACGTTGATCTACAGTAATTTCAAGCGGTGAAATAGCAGTGACCTGTCCAAGCATACCTTCGCTGGGCTTTGATGCTTTCATAGTTTCCAACGCCATTTTCTGTAATTGTTTGTACATTAAATCACCTTCAATTCGAGTGACATGGTATGTTCTAAACCCGAAAATTTATGTGTGCATGAATCTACCAAGTAAACTTGGCTTACTTTCAGATCATCAATAAACACAGGCACATAACACCCCGCCCGTATACTTAAATCCCCCATAGCGTCTATACTCAAGCTTTTGCTCTCCCGGTTATGTAAGGTGAGCAAATTTTGTGCCTTTTGTTTAATCTGTGCCGCGTTCATTTTTTCATCGACTTTATCGTAGAGCTGCAGCTTACCCCACTTTTTAATATTGTTGCTGTCCTGGTAAACGTAGGCATCACGCTTGCCACTCTCTTTGTTGTCTTGCACCAGCTTGACGTAATTGTACGTCTCGCTATCTATGCTCTTTTTTAGAGCGTATCCGGTCATTAGACTGCCATCACCTACACTCACAGATACAAGCATGTCAGCGGCCCGCTTAAGAGCCAGAGCACCAAAGTCGTCGTAGAATACATAGATTGTCCCGGTAGACATTAGTGTCTGGTCGATAGCCTTATAGATGATGTCTAAAAGCTTTTGGTTGTCCTCGACCATAGCCGGGATCTTGTAGCTCGTGTCGGCAATCATACCTGTCTTGAGTTTAAAATCCTCTGCGATCCGCTTAATTACGGCCCCGGCTGTCAAGTTCTTGAATACGTAGGTATCGTTTGCGTTCAAGTATCGGATTTGGTCATAGGCCGTGATCTTCATATCCGACTTTTCGGATTGCTCGACGCTGAACACATAGCCGTAAAATATCTTGTACTTGCCCTTGGTGATCCGTACGATATCCCCGTTTTGCACCTTGAACTTTTTATTTTGATAGACTCCATCTTTAACCAACGTGATATCCACGCTGCCCGGGCTTCCGGTGCGTTCTGTTTTCCACGTAAGCTCAGACACAAGTCCTGACGCGTTCTCTTTGCCTGCCAGCGCTTCACCCGACACCTGCCATACGTTACCGTCCCGGTTATCTATAAAAATATCCATGCCATCACCCCGGCAGTCTGATTACTTGCCCGACCTTTAATCGCTTGGCCTGAGCATTAGAAATTTTGTTGAGCGTTTGAATCTCCTTGTAACGAGACCCGTCTCCCAGGTTCTTCTTAGCGATGATCCAAAGCGTATCTCCTGCTTTGAATTTGACGGTTTTAGGTTTAACCCGTTCGTTAGGCCGTTTGGCCTTCGCTTTAGAGGTTGTCGTCTTTTTGACGCCAGCCTTGGTTGTTTTTTTAACCTTGGCCTGTACCGCGTTGTAAAAAACGTACTTTTTGAATGATATTGTGTACTCGATATCCGATGTACCCGCTACTGGCTTCCACTCGAATTCCTCTATTGTGACTGGCATGTTTATGGCTATTTCTTGCGGACTCTTTTGTGCTCCCGGCTCAAAACTTATCGCAGAATAAATAAAGCGGATGGGCCGCTTGGTATCCATCCACTTGTCTATTAGAGCTATATATTCAGGTATAGGCCGCAATTCGTTCCCATTAACAAAAGGGTACGCCTGACCGGGAAAGAAACTGTCAAACGATATTTCTGTCAGCTTTCGTGACTGGATAGCGTTAATCTCGCCCCCGTCCACAATTTTGTATGTGGAGCCGTCACCAGCTTCCTTAATACTCATTTCCGGCGGATTGACCGGAATGCGAAATGCTTCTTCCCCGTTGTTGTAGCTTAGTAATATGGCGTGTTCCATTGTTATGTGTACACCCCCTGTGCCGTAGAGACAAATTGTTCTTCCAGATGGTCACCGATCTTTTTGATGATCGCATCCACATCAGCGCCGTTGTTGATATCCCCTGTTTTGACCTGTACCGTAGGCGTAAGAGTCACGAAGTTCTGTATAGACTTCATTTCTGCCAAGTCTCTCATAACTTTCAAGTCTTCACTTGAGATATCTACCTTGTCCTCGATCTTACCGACTTTATCTACTTTGCCGACGTTTTTCTTTTTGTCATTTCCAGCATTCGCTTTTTTAGCCGCATCAGCAGCAGCATTCCATTTTGTGAAGTCGAAAGGTTTATCTGCCTTAGGCGTAGCTGCGGCTTTTTGCTTCCGACGATCCATATCCCGTTGGCGGATATAATTCATGGTATCATCTTGGCGTTTTCTCGCTTTAGAAGCAGCCATAGATTCCATCGCAGCGATTTTAGCAGCACTTTTCACTCTGAAATCGTCGGTAGCTCTTTGGGAATCGGCGGAAAATGATACTTGACTGACAAAACCGATATCCGTCATTCCTGTGCTATTCAGTGCCTTAATCATGTCATTTACTTTGTTTATTACACCGTTTGCCATGTCTTGCATTGTTTGCATGACACTAGCTTTCGCATCCAAAAACGCTTGAGCAATACCCACGCCAACTTTTACAAAGAAGATTGGGACTTGATCAAAAAAGTTCAATACCTCATTCCACTTTAGTAATATTGCCGCCGCTACCATGTCGTTAGTCGTATAAACTTCATACATCCATGTCACTAGAGCAACCAACACTGTCAAGATGGCAATAAACACGTTTGCTTTCATTGTTGCGTTTAAAGTTGCCCATGCTGCAGAGAGCCCACGAGTAACTAACGTTTGGGCAAAGATCATGGCCGTACTACTTCCTGTGGCAAAAGCTATAATCCCTTGGGTAACTGCTACAGCCTTCATTGCAAGGTTCCAAGCGATAAACGCCGCTGCCACCCCTTTGACAATAGGTGCAATGTTTTGCCAATTGCTTGATATGAAGCCGTATACTTGAGCTATAGCATTAAAAGCTTTAATCGCATTTTGGACTACCCAATCTAAACCTTTGCTCAGGTTAGCAAAGAATGCATCGAATTTGCCTTGCTTGAATGCGTTATTCAACATCTGGATCATTGGTAAAAGCGACTTGGTAGCCGCGCGCCCAGCATCAGCAAACATGGATCTTACATTGTTCTTCATGATCTCTAACTGTTTGGCCGGACTTGCCAGCATAGTATCAAACGCTTTTTGCCCCATCTTTTGAGACTCCAATAACTTGTCAAAACCTTTGATAAAACCGTCGATGTCACCCTTCTTGGCAAAGTCCACGATGCCAGATGCGCGGATATCGGATTTCCCCATATTGAAGCGTTCAGCCAAGGACACAATATCGGCCGATAATGCTTCCTTAAGGGCGAAGGCAGCTCCTTCCATTCCATTACCGGCACTATCGAAGGCATTCAATCTCTGCGCAAGGTTGTTCAGCTTATCCAGTTGATCAACATTTTGAGTAGCGGAGAAAAATGACAGTGTTCCTTGAAGTGATTCATTAACATCCTGCCCAGCTGCTAATGCGTTTTTCTTAAACCGCTCAAACATGGCCTTCCCCACGTCTTCCTGACCTGTACGAGCAACAAACATATCTTGCATTTTCTGTTGTTCCATCGCACCGCCCACGGTAGCGCTAAACAATTCCTTAAGCCCTTGCATTGATAAGTAGGCTGCTGCCATACCTTTTAGGTTAGCCAGCAAACCAGATGAAGCTCCCTCGCCTCTTCTCAAGCTTCCGTTTATTTGCTCTTGCAATTGGGCTATTTTGCGTTCTAGGTCCGCTATTCGCGCTAAAGCGGCTTGTAACTCTGCTGCGTTCGCTCCGCTACTGGTTCTGAGTTGCCGGACAACACGAATAAGACGCAACACAAGCATTTGAAGATTGCCAAACATAGCTTGCAATGACGCTGGTAGTTCAATTTGTATACGAGCTTGGATAACCCTTAGTTGGCTTTGTATTCGTTGTCTGATGAGCCTGACCTGATTCATTAAAATTGCCTCATTAGCAATTTGGATATCAAACCTCATGTGTGCGTTCGTAGCTGTTCGTAACCTTTCCATATGTCTGGTTGTAGCTTGCACGGCGCTATTAACTACGTTTAGGCGTTGCGAAAAGTTATCAAACAGTTGAAGGCTAGCCGATACTGTAGCCATCTTCCCACCTCCTCCAAAGAAAAAGGCTGCTCATACGTATAAAATATACGCGATGAACAGCCTTACTCTATAAATTAACTTGATGTACTCCATTATTTTGTAAAAGGGGATCTAATTTATTTTTTATCTGCATGGCTGAAAAATGGTTCGAGCCGCTGTCAAAAAGTAGAGATGATAGATTACCTTCTGAATTGATATAATTCAGAATAAAATAATAGTTGTATGTCTTCTTCTCTTTGTTTTTAGCCCTAGAACCTACTACCAACCCGATGGGGCCAAATAGTAGCCCTCCTGCGATACCCTTTACCGCACTACTACTAACAATATTGGCTATTTCCACGTCTGTTTTTACTTCAGCTGCCGTAATCTGATTAATTGCAACATTGAATTCTGCACCACCAGCTTTAACAAGGATTCTATCCTGCTTAAGCAAAATGGTGCACGCTGATTTTTCAGCAATCGGCAAACCCTCAACATGAAACATTTCACTTAGCACAATTGCATTTTCTTCGTTCAACATTTGTTTTTTTGCCTTTGCAGAATTGACCGATTGCGATATGGCAACCGTTATTCCTACAATCAAAGCAAGCGCAATAATAAACCACATTTGAGCAGACCTCACTTTATTCATATGTGTAATGTTACCAAATATAGTATATGAAATCGCGTAATGAGTCTATTATTTTTTCTTTTCCTTATCAATGCGATAAGAGATCATAGCATATATAGCAGCACGTTCTCGCTGGCTCATCGCCATAAGGTCATGTGGCAAAATGTGAAGTTCATGGAGAGCGTAGTATGCAAAGGTTGCATCTGGATCGCTCTCCTTTATGAGTTTTTTACTTCATCAACCAATTCGTTCATATCTCGATCGAATCCGCTCAGCGTCTGGATACGTTCGATGAGCGTAGTGTATTCCCCGGCAAGTAACATTTTTCGAATAAGAGAATCCGCTCCCATAACACCATAAGACGCTTGCAATCCAGCATCTTTAAGGTTAGGATGAACCACTCCGGCTACTACCAATTTCGCTGTAAAGAGGTCAGAATCAGTTTCAGTCTGGTAAACACCCTTCACCTTTACCTTTCTAGCGGATTCCTTTCGGATTATGGACGTCTCATTCTCTGAAACGCTACGAATCTTCCACAATAACGGCTTTCCTTCTGCATCCTTAAAACGCTCAGAGAGAGCAATTTCCTCAGTAATCTCCGATTCCACATTTTCCGCATAAAACAAAGTCAAGTCACTCATTATTCATATCCCCTTAATTTAGATTATTTTAGTTACCACCCAATACAGGTTTAGAGAAGCTATCCTGCAAGCCGACCCCTGAGAAAGTAAAGTCTGCTTCCTCGTCCAAAAGTTCGGAGTCCGTGTCAACCTTAGCGATAATCGTGCTACTTAGATTGACGTTTCGAAGGGTTACGGTTTGTTTGCCAATAGATGACGTCGGATCTTCATTAACTACAACAATGTCGAAGTAAGTGTCCTTGCCCGTTGTCACGTAGTCCAGCATTAACTGGCGGAATAAAGATGTGACATAATAGATGGTCATATTCCCTGTGCCTTTCCATCCATTAGCTTTACTTTGCTCCCCCAGATACCCTAACACCTTAACTTCTTTTTTGTTCTTTTCGATTTTAGCTTCGAATTTTTTAATATAGGCCATTTCCTCGACATTGCCGTTTATGGTGGCATACATACGGCCCTGCTGACCAGATATGGTATCTTTTGCTTGCAACCATTGTGTCATATTATCTCACCCTCGCTAACTGGTAGATTTTTTCGATGCTATCAACAGGCTTGACATAGTATTCAGCGTAAATGGCATCTTTGTCGGTGCCTGGTACAATTGTTACGTCTGTTTGTGGATTGAACTCCTCAATAGCTCCTATCTGCTGATTGAGTTCAAACAACGAGATAGCTTCTTTCTTTACAATATTTCGTCCATCGGCGTTATTATCAACTTTACCGATGTACGACCTTGCGAACACCCTTTGCAAATCAGTCTTGACGCCATCCAACGTGCGGACAACACGATTTTTCCGAAAATATTTGTTTTTGGTAGGCGTAAAACTGCGAAAGGTGTTGATGTCCTCTTGTACCTTAGCTTTACCGCCCTCGAAGATGAAGAAGAACTGACCGCTTTGCACACCTGCAATCGCTTCTCGCTTGGTGAACCTAACGTCCACATCTACTGCGTCATCGTAGTCAGCGTAAGTGAGGGATTCGTTTACATTTGCTGCAGCTGTTGCAGCTGCGACCCAGGCAACTGCCTTAACCTTGTCAATCACTGTACCGTCTGAAAGAATAACGCCGTTCGTGACGTTTATTACTCCTTCGCTGTCTGCTGCGCTGTAATTCGGTAGTACCACCTGTACATTTTTGCCCTCGTCATCGCGCAAGCGACTAACGTAAGTCGTATACAAAGGCTTAAGCGTTGCGTCGTCATAAGGCACGCCTACGGTGTTGAAATCCTGAGTCTCAATAGCTGCCATATAATCCGAATGATCGGCGTTGGTTGTTGTGCCATCCGCTCCACCGGTTAACGGCGCCCCAGCTGTAGCTGCCAACGTCTTATCTGTGCCAGATGCCTTGAAGCTCACCCATTCATTAGCTACCAGCCCGTCAATATTGGTCACTTTCTGCAAATTGACTTCCCGGCCCTCGACCAAAGTCCGAACGTTGAAGCTAGAAGGCGTATCAATGTCAGCTTGAATCACAATGGAAATATCATTCCCTCTCGCGCCTCCATACTTCGCCGTAGCGACAAGATTGCCGCTTGTGACTGTAGCCTTTGTCCCTTGATTTAGGCGGTACACCAACAACGTTTTCGCGCGCTTAAGAGCCTCCTTAACCAACAGGAGGCTTGGGTGTGTGATGTCATATCCCAAAGCTTTTGAAATGTCATCGCCAGCATCTATTGTGATTATCTGTTTCACAGGCCCCCAGCTTAATGTCAACGGCAGAGTGACAACACCGCGATCACTTAATGTGCCTAGTGGTTTAGGCTCAGAAACGACGTTTGTATAAACGCCGGGTAAATCCTTGTTCTGTGTAACCCATGTGCCGGCCATTATTCAACCTCCTTCTTCAACCAATCAGCGAGAATCCGTCTGGCCTCACTAATGGTGTAATTCTGTCCATCATCAAGTAGGACGTTCAGTGTATCTTTTTCGATCTGTGTGAACTGCTGCGATTCTTGAAATTGCTCTTTGGCAAAACGGGGTTCTACCGAATCTGCAGACGTTGCCGTCTCTTTCTTTGTAGGCGCTGCCGCAGGCGTTGCCCCAGTTTCGTTTTCTTGGTTATCAGTATCAGCCACGAATACCAGCCTCCTGTTTTAAAGTCCTCATTTTTGTTTCCGGCCCCTTTGGACGCATTAAATGGACATTCACATCTAGGAAGAAATGCAGCACATCATCGACGATTTGGTGTTTCATCCCCACCGCCCTGTACAGGCTGCCTTCCCACTGGATATATTCCAATTCCTCGTACAGTTGGTCAGCAACCGTTTCGCATTCACGGCGCTTCTCCGGGTTGTCTGGGTCTGGGAAATAGTGAATGTCGAAACTATCAGTCCGCATGTACCGGCGATTAAATTCCCGGTTCTGTGCTCCATCAATAATCAACACAAAAAAGCACGGTTCCTTGAAACCCTGCTCGATTCGCTCGTCGTACACTGGGGCACCCGTTCGAAAGGTGCTCAGGTACTTCAATATTCCGTTTTTAACATCTTCCATTGCATCACCTCAGGTGGTCTTCCATAAATCGTTTCAGCTTGCGATCCATGAGTGCAGGCAACTCACGCTCCAACTCTCGTTCAGAGATGGTGAGCATGAATCTACCTTCCACCCAGCCCGTGTGTAGCCGTGTGCGGTGCCCATATTCCACATAAGGCGCGTACTCAATGGGATTAAATAACTCAATGCTATAGCCGCCCCCTACACGCTCCACAGGCCCCAACTGCCAATTTCGCCGGAGCATACCCGTATCTACTGGAGTACGTGCCACCGTCTTAGCTAGTAGCCTGCTGGCAAGTTCTCTTATGCAGTCCTCGACGAATCGCGGGTAATCGGCTTGCATCTTCCGCAAGCTCTTCCCTAACTGCTCGAACTCGCTAAAATCGAACTCAGCAAAACTCATGCCTTACCAACCCGCTTCATTTTTACCTCTTGATGGGTTGGGTATGTGAAGGGCTCTCCCGATTGCTGAAACTCATAGCTCATGCCGTCCTGCGTAACAAAAATACGGCTTCCGGACGGGATAACAATATCAGGCGCAATAAACAGCTTACCGTCATATGCGACATCATTGTTCGTGTCCGTTTGGGCCGCGCTTGGCAAGGATGCCTGAGACAATGCACACGGCTGGTTGTCGAATATAATGCCCTTTGTGGGTCGTTCTACGCCTGTTACGGGGTCTTTGCGGGTTATCTGACCTTCGACTCGACAAACGCCCGTATAGGTCATTTCAAGCAGCCTGCGTTCCATAGATGGGCTACCTAATTGCATGCCTACCACCTCAACCTTCGGAATGCGTTAAGCTGCGCGCCATACGCCTTAATAAAGGCCGTACCCTCAACGCCCTGCTTAGCATCTGCAAAGAATGTTAATTGCACGTCACCGCGCTTGATGCTTTGAACATTCTTCTCGCCTTCACCAGCTGCAGCCGGAGCCACAAACTGGTTAAGGTAATAGTCCTTTGCGATCAGCAGCACCGTGTTTTCCAATTGCTCCGGTATGTCGGATATGTTGCAGTAGTTTTTGATACCGTCAATGGTGAAATCCAAGGAAAATCCAAGTTGCACATCCTTACTCGTATCAGTAACTGGGATGCCAAGTAGGATTTTAAGCTTGGTCAGCAGTGCTTCCCTGCGGTTCGGTTCCATTTCCTTCACCCGCTTTCAGAATGGCTGCGAGCACGTCTTCCTTTTTGGTTGCGCCAGCTAGGTCAATGGAGTTTTGTTCGGCGTGATCCTTCAGCTGGGCTAGATTCATCTTGTTGATATCCGTTTCGACGGGTTCTTCAGGCACTTCCGTATCAGGGCTAATAACTTTGTCAGCGATCAACCCTAGCACATCCTTTGGAGCTACCTCAATTTCCTGCCCTTTGATGTGGAATTCACCGCCATACTTTGCACTATTTATAAGAGTCACTTTCACTCTACTCACTCCTCCCAAAATAAATAGGAGAGACGATTGTCTCCCCTTAGTTAACTTTAGCGATAAAGATGTTATTCATTTGTTCAAACGAAGGCATTACGATTTCAGATACGATCGTATTTACGTTTACTGGATGCGGCTCTTTGTATGTTGTTACTGCCACGCCTGTATTGACGATTTGTACCTGAGCGTCCGTACCGCCACTCATCAAATCGGCTTCCTCAGGTGTAGTGCCATACCACGTATTGCCCAATGTGTTAGCTGGGATAAGGGTAAAGTAATCATCAGGGTAGAAGAGTCCTGTTGTGCCATCTTGTAAAGCGAACTTCTTGTTGTATACAGCTACAGTAAGCCCCAATTTGCTGAATAGGTATTGTTTCATCATGGAGTCGGTCATAATGATGTTCTGACCACCTACAGGATTCATGTCCAACCGAATAGTTTTATTATTCAAAATGTAATTCCACGTTTTCCGTGTGCAAATAGCATTCTCAGGACGTACACCAGTGTCATCCTCGACTAGATCCTGCCACGTTTTGATATCTTGAATGATCGGAGCATCAGGGTTACTCCATTTAGCATCCGCCGTAAGTGTGGTTTTGTGCTCATCAGACATTTTGTAATCGTATTTGTATTGCTGGCGATTGGCCACAATGTCGATTCGGCCCAAAGAAAGTAATTGCATGATCATTCGTTCAGGCACCACTGTAGCACCATCAATCAGCGTTTTTCTATCATCGTAAATCTTTTGTATGAGTGTTTGATAGTATGCTGCATTAGGAGACGCTAAGAGTCTTAGCAATTCTTGACGCTCTGTTTCATCAATGTTCATACCTTCACGGAAAAACGGCATTTCGGTTTTGATTTCTTCAAAGCCAATTCGGTCTCTCAATGTGGCTTTGGCATCAAATGCGGACGGTTGCAGGGATACTGGCAAGCCTCCAGCACCTTTAATCCATTTCAAATCTAACCCTTGTTGCTTTTTCGCTGGGAACAATGTGGCTCCCAAGTAAGGAATTGCGTTCGACGCTGTCTCCTGATAATAGGTAGTAATATTCTCGGCTGTTACAAGATCAAAAATAGTTGGCATGTCTTCACCTGTCCTCTCTTATTTCAAAAATGTGATTTGTTTGAGTGCTGTAATTTCTTCTGCTGTTGGTGCTGTCGGAATTTTGCCCAGATCTACAAACCCGTGAATCATCAATGCTCCCGGTGCAGGGCCATAAGTTACATCAACATCTTCAAATAGCACACCTTCCGCATTAGAAACCCCAGTGGTTGTGACTGCTTTTTTACCCAGCTTCGTAATATCATTCAAAATACCATTGCCGATAATCGTTCCAGCAGGGACGATTTTCTTTCCATCCGCATTAGCGGTGATTCCCTCATCGTCCACCGTAATAGCTAGGTTCACATAATGATCAGGGAATTTGGTGATTCCCTTTTTGTTACCGTATTTAGTGACCACAAATTTACTCATTTTCTCATCCTCCTGTTATTGGAAATACGACTCACGCGCTTTAGATAGGTCGCCGTTATCTGCCGACTTATTCTGCGCAGCTATCTTCCCATAGTTTGTTTTGCTGTCGCTCGGGTCTTGCTTTCCGCCTGACCCGTCCGCTGGTGTAGCACCTTTCGGTTGGAATCCTGGTTTCGGGTCCTCTTTTGGAACAAATAAAAAGCCATCGCTTTCGCGAAGGCCTGTGAGTTGGTCGTCCAAACCGCTTTTTATGGCGCCATTGTCGTCCAGTTCGATTTTTGTTTTGTCCAGTAGCTTCGCAACAATATCAGCGTTGTGAACCTGACCACTCAAAGCCATCTTTAGCGCCGTGTTCAAACGTAACTCCTGCATGTCGGCATTGTACTTGTCGGTAGCGGCTTTATTGTCCGCCTGAAGCTTCGCAATCTGATCTTGTAGCGCTGGCACATCCCCCGCTGCCTTCTGCAAATCAGCCAACTGCTTATCCCGGTCCTTCAGATCCGTTTCGAGTCGCTTCTTGGTATTGTTCACTTCATCGAATTTATCTTTAGGGAACCAGTTGCCATCATTCACGACAGCCAGTTTCTTATCACCAGCCTTTTCAACAACTTGGTTATACAAATCTTCTCCAAGCAATTCTCTCAAATCCATTAATAGCACCCCTATATTAGTTTTTTTGGCGTGTAACCCACCACGCATAGGATACGTTCAGTCAGCCCCGAACCTTTAAAGAGGGCATACCCAGTTTATAGCCATATGGCAGGGCAAAATAAAAAGCCTGCTGCATCTAAATGTGCAATCAGGCTTTAATCCTTACTATTTTGTTTTTCAAACGGCTCTTTGACTTGCCTTAGCATGTCGGCGGCTATTTTTTTAGGTGTTTTGGTAAAATCCAGCTTCAGCGGCGTATCATCTATTAAACCGATAGTCCGCTTTGGCTGCTTGGAAGTCTTCGACATACGTCCACCCCAGTTCTTTAATTATGAGTTGTAACCAAAGGTAATCCATGTATTCATTCTTGGCTGTTTCTGACATTGTAGCATAGTTGTCAGACGATTGTAACTGCTCAAGAGCGGTCAGGGCAGTGGATTCCAAGACATTATTAAATACAAGCAGATCAGATGATTTACCATCGGATGATACTCCACTTACTCCGCCATCATGCCCAACTGCAAGCAGGCTAGATATAGCAGGATAGATCGCCATGTTACGAATATCCTTAACGTTAACCCTCGTCCCTCTCGGGTGGTTATGAGTCAGGATCACACTATTCGGCGGTGCTTTGATAAGCGATTCGTGTATCTCAGGAGTAAATGTAACTTTGTTTATGATACCATCAGCTCTGCCAATTTTCTTGCCTGCTGTCTGATCCATAATAACCATGATTTCTTTGCCTGCTTTGTGTCCTTCACGGGCAAGACTACGGTTAACCTCAGCTAACTTTTCTAATACCGGTTCAGACACATTTGGCAAATCAACATGGTAAGAAGCTTTCGGATTGTACTTCCGGTTAAAACTTCCTCCAGGTTCTTCAACCTCTGGATCTGGCACGTTGCTTTCTGTAGGTTCATTCGGTGTGTTCGGCTTAACATATTCCTTTTCCCATTGCTCATAGGTAATGTCGCCGGGTACCGCTTGGTTCTTGCCATCTTCATCCCGAGCTATTCGCTCCTGAACATTATCCTCGTAATAAGGAATCGTAGTGGAACGACAATAAGCATGCAGCGGCGGGTAAGTAACTCCTACCTCAGCCTCGGACAATGCAAATACCTCTCCATCCATGTGCCGGCAGATACTTGATGTACGTTTATCTAGGGTAGCTGTAAACTTATATTGTTCTACGCCCAGCTCCTTATAGGCATCCATGCGAGACTGACCGGCAAAGTAGGCTGATTCAGTTTGGATGATTCGTGCTGCAGCTGATCGTGAAACACCCATACGGTCAGATAAGGCGTTAATCATCTTATCCGGTGTATCGCCGCGTATCATGCCTTGAGTGAGCACTGTTTGAAGCTCATGGACCAACTTGTCACGATCCTTCCAGATCCGCGCAGAGAAGTTTGAACCATCCGCCGCCCAGGGTTTACTTAAGACCGCTTCAATCTGCCGCTTGTCCAACTTAGAGAAGGTAGCGCCCAACCCTGTGCCCTTGTGTAGCTCAAACACTGAGTGATAGTACCCATCCTTGTATATATCGCCCATAAGCTCTTTAGCGCCTGTCTGACGCTTTCCGGTTAGGACTTCGACATGTTGCCGCATCTGCATTTGTAGAGCCTCTAAGCGAGTCATACGCACTCTTATGGAGGCATTCTCAAGCTCCTTCATCCACCGCTGATCAACGGCGTTTTCGCGGCCTGCCTTGATATAGTCCTCAACGGTCCACTTAAACTCTTTAAGCTCCCCCGCTTTGAGCACTTGCCGTGCTTCAGCCAAACCCATTTCATTGTTCTTAGCGAAACGTTGGTAGAACACGTCAATATCTTTTTGAATGGATGCATTAGCCTTGGCGTACTCAATCTCCATTTTGCGGACGTAAGCATCACCTTTGCCTAGCTGTGCCTCATTGAGGGTATCCATGCGCTTAGACCAGTATTCCTCGGACCTCATGATCGTTCATCCTGTTTTGGGTCTGTCTCAGGGGGATTGCCGCCTGTACCGCCATAAGGCTGATCCTCTGCCGTTTTCATGGCTTCATCAGCCTCGGTTTTCTTACGTTCCTCTTCGGTCTTAACATCAGTCACCCATGGATGATTAGCGAGGTTAGTTTCATCGGACAGTATACCTACGCTGTTTTTGACGTTTTCAATTGCTTCAGTTTCGTTGATCATAACGTCCCGGTTAAGGATGAAATCAACGTCATAACTGGAGTAGTCAACCTTTGTTGTGTTATACAGATGTTGATCTACGAACCAAAGAAGTTGTTCCAGCGAGGCTTGAAATTCCGCCTCAATCGTATTCGCATCCAAGTCTAAATCCTGATAGAGAGAACGAAGGGCTATGCCAGATGGATTATTACCAAACTTGTCCGTTTGCGTGTCCACACCTCGACCAAACTCATATATACTTTTACGCAATTCAGCAATATGATTGCTTAGTGCTGTAGTGTCGATGTCTATACCTAACGTATCAATGCCGCCGTCTGCCTCAACCCTAACCATACGTAGTTGAGCCAAATTACGCCGTGCGTCTTCCAACTTTCCGCCACCGTAATTCTTCAGCACAATAATACTGCTTGGCATATCCTCGATATTGTCCGCATTCTCCGACATCCGCAAATCATAATCATCAACCAATGTTTTGATCATTTCTATAAGCGGTTGTTCTTCGTCGTTGTACTTGAATGCAACAAAAGGCGGCCGTTCCCAATTTAGAAACATTTCCTTACCGTTTACTATGGATGTAAAGTGAGATTCCACTCCCCCTATTGGACTTAAATCTTTCGAGACTAGCCTGTCTTGAGAGAAGCGCATGACTCCTTTTGAATCCCAAAACTCAACTATTGTAATGGTCTTCTTGGTTTTAGCCTCGTAGTAGATCACGTCATAGAATCGAATGACTGCATCCAACTCTGTATGCGCTGAATCTTTCCAAAGCGGGACAATCTCCTCACTCGGAATGCTCTTAAAGGCAAGCTCCCCTGTCTCGGTGTAATAAACTTGTAGCCAGGCTATCCCCTTATTGATTGCATTCTTGCCAACGTTCTTAAGTGTACGCTGAAAGTCTTTGCCGAAGTATTCACTAAGACGTTTCTTATATTCATCTGGACCGTCAGTTTGTATGCTAAATGGTTTAGAAAGCAGATACCCCGTTTTCTGATCGACGAGTTTGCGAACAAATCCATGTATTAGCTTATTGTTAGCTAGATTATGGACTTCTTGCCTTACCCCGCCTTCGCCAACAACAGTACGCTTCTTCTCAAGTATTTTCGTTTTGTTCTCATAATACATCTGCCCCAAGATCATAAGTTTACGCTTCATAGATCCTTTGAAATCCGTGACCTCTTGCATAGCTATTTCCTTATTGGTCATTGGAGAGTTTTCCTCAAGCATGCGGATGATATCTTGTGTTGTGCTCAATGCATGTCCTCCTTCCTGTATTAATCAAACGAGATACCCGGTTGCCTCATATCGTCTTCAAAGGCGTACCGTGTAGCATCAATAGTATGATTGTCCTTATCATCTAGCCTAGTCCGTGGATTGCCGTCAGCGTCCGTCTGATAGTCGATATTCTCGAACTCCCTAGCGATGTTCGGCGTTCGGGCTGGATCTATTACAATTTCCTCAAGATCATCAAGCCACTTTTCACCATACTCCACTGAACCTGGACCTTTCTTCGCACCCTTGAAACGGCAATGTAACTGCATTTTTAATTCATCCACCGACTTCGGCTCTGCGCTGTCCGCTATTGTTAGCTGCTGGTCATACTTTTTCTTTTTGAGCTTTTCGCCCAGCTCTCGGTTAGCTATCTTCACGCCGTATACTTCGTCCAACGCGTAGATTCTCCGCCGTGTTTTATCATAATGCCAGCGAACAAAGGCCAGCGGATCAACACCGTAACCCCAGTCATTACCTTGTCGGATGTTATCGAAGCTTTTAACCTCTTCATCTGTAATTGTACGGAATGTAAGGTTGTCAAACGGTACCACTCCAGACCCAATAGCTTTCCCGAGATACTCCCATTCATAACGCCGTTGGTTCTTCTCCTTTGCACTCTCAGCCTCTTTTATGAAGGCTTTGGAGATAAACGGGTTGTCCAAATAAGTAGAGTGATGAACGTGTGTATGATCCGGTTGGAATACAGACTCATATTTCTTGTTGACCCATGACTGCTTACGCTTTGGCGGGTTGTAGCTATAGAAGAACTTATAAAAAAGACCATCTCCCAATTCTCCACGCAATAAGGAGTTGGTGATGGTTGTAACTTCTTCTTCCGTCTTAAATTCTGCTAATTCCTCAATCCACCCTATGGCAAATGGGAAGTTGGCATCTTTCAGGGATTTAAGCCTCTCAGGGTTCTGTGCACCTCTAAAGGCCATATAGTTTCCTCGCGGCAGATATGTTATCCGCATGGGGGATTTATTAATCTTGAAAAACTGCGACACACCCTGTTCGGTTATTGCCCATTTCATTTGCTCGAAAATGGATAATTCAATGGTGTTGTCGATATAACGTATACCAATAGCATTAACGGGGTAACGCATAAGCAACTGCACAATGATGTGTGCTATATCTGACGATTTCCCTGAACCACGGCCACCTTTTTCTACAATATTGAGGACGTTCGGATCATTTGCAGCTCGCCATGTCGCATGAAACGCCTTTGGGATGAATTCAGACAGTTTTCTAACCATCGTTTTTACCTTGTATGTCGTCAACAAAAACAGGCGCTACAACGGCGTTAACGTCCAGTTTATCAACCCACAATCCATAACGCTTACCAAGCAGTTCAGCAGCCTTATTGCGCTCTTTCACTGGCGTTTCAAGGCCTAATTGATCCTTTACCTCTCCACGGATAACCTGTGTCAGAAACTCCAACACTTCATCCTGACTAGCTATACGAGCCGATTCCTTGCTGTCCATTCTTTCTTTTATATACTCCTTAATGTTAGGGTTTGTTAGTAGTTTGCTAGCATTAACCCTTGCGGTCGCATCCTTTTTGCATTTCGGATAAGCCATTTTGTAGCTCTCTGTTCCGTTTTGTGTTTCGATATAATAATCAGCAAATGCTTTATGCCTCTCATTCATTTGCTGTCACCACCATAAATTGAAGCAACTCAATAGCACTTTTGAACTCATAGGTGTCTGGCACCATGCAATCTTTTTCTTTCCCCGTCTTCTTGTCTTTCTTTTTACCTTCAATCCAGAATGTCAACTTGTACCTAGAGTACACGCCTTTAAACTCTTTTGAGTACCGTTGTTCTTGTATGAGCGACACATCGTGTCCTTTTTGTCCAAGTTTCAACAGTAACAACTTTATGTTTTTGCTAACATTCATATCACCCACCCTCTTTCTGTTTGCTTGTCTCTGTATGCTATTGTGGAGAATCAGGAGGTTTACCGATAACCCTGATTGCACTTGATTTACAGCCAGGACAGAGCATGTTATAGCCAACTATCACATTTCAACACAGGCTCTTCCTCCCTTATTTGGTCATTCTCCATAGCCTAAGCCGTCAACATCCACCGTCAGAAGAAATAAGCTCTATTTTTTCTTTATTACCATCATTCAATCCTCGAACGATTAGTTTACTTCAGGACCATCGCTGTCTGGAATTTGGTCAAGCTTCTTATCAAGCGAAGGCTTTGTTTTTCCAATGAGCGTCATGGGAGTGGTTTTGAGCGCTAAACAAATGTCACCGACGTTCTTGCTATTGTTATCATCCAATAAGTAGGTAAACAAGCGCTGTTCTTTCTTATTGAGCCCATACTCTTTAGCGATACTGGCTGCGACTTCTTCACACGTCATTTCAAGTTCTTCCGCTACTCCCATTTGCATTCACCCTTTCAGCAAATAAAAAAGCCGCCTATTGGCGAATAAATCATTCGTTTTCTAAATCAATATGGAAACTTACTGTCGGGAAATATTCTTTCCTGACTATATAACCCTCATTTTCATATTTTTTAATTATTTGTTCAATCCCAAATGACAGTTCCGTTTTTAACGATTCCGTGACTGGTTCATTATTTGTTGTTTCCAGAACGAAGCGATCAACATCTTCTGCCAATTTTTCTTTAAAATCACCATCAACTTTTGGAAATCTATAATTCTCCACAAACCGATCATACCTAATCCGAATCTTTTCTAACTCTTGAACATAATCAACTTCGATTCCGCGAACTGTTGCAAGGTTGACGTCCATGCAAACACCTCTTTTTTTATTTTCAATATACCATATATAAGACACACAGCGGAATCGAACCGCCCAATGTCCTGTATGTGTCATATCCCCGGACTAAGCCGGGAAAAGGCGTTACTTGAGTTGATCAGCCAACTGCTTAATTACAGCCGGCGTGCTGATACGTTGTCCATCTTTGCGGTTGCCCTTGATGTATGCTGCATCCTCATTGCTGTAGTAGACTACACCGTTACCCTCTACTACTGGATAGCCGCTTTCGTCTGCTTGCAGCTCAGTAGCAACATGCTTGCCGTGCTGCTTGGCATGCTCCTCATCGTGCAAATGCAGGATGCCGTATTGATCGAGATATGCGTAATTCTTTGCCATTGTCTTCATTCTCCTTTTAAACGCAAAAAAGCGGCGGTTTCCCGTCGCCCTCTCGTCTGTATTGTTTGCGCCCTAACCCTCCGTCGTGCGCTTGCCACTGCCGCTCCCTTATGCTTGCGGTATGGTTACCTATACTCCTTGATGGATTCGAACCACCGACCAACGGCATATAAGGCCGCTACTCTTACCACTGAGTTAAAGGAGCATATTAAAAGCCCGTAGTTCTATAGCGCCCGGGCGGAGCGCTTGGGAAGGAATCTAACCTTCTGACCATCCCCGCTTCCACACCACCGCAACTCAGTGCTCTATCACCCTGTGTTCAAAGCGGTGCCTTTAAGCGTGGACGAGTCCTGCCGTGGTAAGGGACAGCAGGGACACCCGGGCGTTAACCCTATATCCCTACTTTAAAATGGTTTCTCCCCCAAATTGCCCCCACGTTACCCCCAACTTACCCCCAAAATTCCGCATAGCTTCAAGGTTTCTGCTATACTTTTGACTCCTTCGTCTATTCGGCGGTCAATGGTATTAACGCTCATGCCGCGGTTCTGGAATTGGATCACAGTAAATTTATATTTACGCCCCTTAATGAAGCGGTGCTCAATGATCTTTTTGACCTCATCGTCTAAGATTAAATTGATTGCCATGTCTAATTCGGTGATCAATTTGCTCCACTCCTGATACACTTGCCTTTCTTCCGCCGTTAGAGACTCCTTGCGACCTAATGATTCGACGGTAAGGCGCATCTTAGGGTAATTGCCCAGCAACTTGCGTACGGCCTTCTTATCGGCTTCTGTGATGCTCGGGTATAATTCCATTTGCTCTATCGCCCCCATCTTGTCGCTCCTTTTTACATCAATTCAAACAGATCCATTTGTCCTTTACCCGTAAACTCCGTGGAATCCTGTATTAAACCATCCTCCAGCCACTTACGCGGTGCCTGCTGCTGGTAATGAGGCCAAATTGGTTCGCCCTCAACTGATCGGCTGGGATTGGTCTTCTCGGCCTTCTGCGTCCACACCCAACACGTTTTAGACGTCACTTTATCGTTGTTATCTGCCATATTTAACCCTCACCTCGCTTGGATCTATCCTCTCAATCAACATATACCTATCTACTTGCACAACACCCACATATAACAGTACAGCGCATAATATAGAGGTATAGGCTCTTATCATGGGATGTCTACCTTTTTGACTTGATCTACATACACCTTATAAATCTCATCATCATAAGCAAGCGCGGCAACTCTACCAACACGATGAATCTCAATATGATCAACCTTCACATTTTTCAAAAACGGAAACTGTATACCAATGTAATCGACTCGATCTCCCGGTTGTATATCTGGCTGCTGTAGTAGGTCTGGATACAGGTGCTCTATTACGCTAAGAATGTTATCGTATGCATCATTTTGGCCCGTGTGGTATCCTCCTAAGCCTACTTTCGTTTTAGGCAATGCTGTAATCCGCGTTTTGATTTCATTGATAAGTTTATCTGTCATTGTTGTTCCTCCCTCAAAACTGGTAGAGTAATTGGCGTCCAATGCGTATGATAGTCCGGCCAGTTTGCATCCAATGGAGTACCGCAATATGGAGGTTCCACAATCGGGAATTCCCACCATAATACAGCTCCATGATCCTCATGCCATTCGTCTAGCGGTCTTGGGGTACGACTTATCTCTATTTCCTTTTTCAACTTTTCTGCTTTCTCTTGCGCCAACCTGAAGTAAGTGGTTATTGGTGGATTTCTCATGTCCCATTTTTCTTCTTTAAGTTCCTGTTCAAATCTTTCCTTTTGTTCAAGCTCCCACAATGGAGATGGGTTCTTCTTCAAATATTCGAACATCAATATATCCTCCCTTAGTATCATTCCGTTTTGCTACACGATATGATCGGGTGCAGGTGTTACCTACACCCTGTATTGGTTTAATCCTGACTGGATAATGTCATATAAGCAGCCTCTGCCCTCTCTCGGGGGCTGGAATTAGCTATTTCTGCTGCCGTTCCAAGGCTTACGGCTGTATAAGCCATAACTGACTTACCATACTTGTTAAGCAACCAGTTACGGATATATCCTTCTTCGTCCTTGTTTATCGCTGCTGCCTGTACCTCCAGAGAGACGGCAGGATCGGCGCAGTAGTTAGGTGCTTCTTCCCATGCCATATCTTCTGTCCATTTAGGTCCTGATTTAGAGTCTCCTTTTAGAATTAAATAATGAAAATTGCGCGAGATTTTCACTGAGTAACCCATCAACTCAGCTAACGCCCGGTTAAGTTGCTGGTCTGTCATATCTTTTACCGACATATCTATCATCCTTCCAACGCTCCGTCAGGGTGACAGAGCGTATTGTATTGGTGGTTACTCCCCTAACTCGTTAGTAAGCCAAGTTATTTTGCGGTCCCTTTCTTCAAGCTGCTCTTGAAGATGATCAACCTCTTGAAGATGCTTATTGACTAATCCTTGTAGCCTGATCATTTCCTGTCCTTGACGTTCAATTGTCATTCCGTATTCCCCTGTCTGCTGCTGGAGTGAGTCTACCAGGGCAAGTACATGAGACGGATGTAATGCCAATCCACCACCATCCTTATCTTGAGCAACAAAAACTGTCGTCGCCGATTTCAACATATCAATTACGTGTTGATGTTTACTCACCTTTACCGCCTCCTTGTAGCAGCTCCGGGTTATCGTGTATGTTGCCGATAGGTTTTCCATGCTCATATATACCAGTCAACATCCATGCATTTACGGCCCATTCTGCATGTTCTGTACATTTCACAACTCCACGTTCCAGCGCACCGTTTGACCACGGTCTTGTAAACTCGTAAATATCGCCTTCCCAAACACCGTAGTTTGGTAAATCTATGAATTGACCCACTGTTGCAGGATCGACCTCGCAAAAGTCTCCTTTGTCGCCAAAGATATAATGTACTCGCGGCGGAACATCAGTATATCCTTGTGAATAATAGCCAATTTCAAATTGATAGACATAGTAGCCATACACCCAGCCAGTGCCGTTGATAGGTTTACCACGGAATTTAATATCTCTCATGCTTATCTCTCCTTTGGTATAGGTAGTAGGCTTACAAGCTGTATTCTTTAATCCATGTACGTTGGAATAGGTCGTCCCTGTATATTTCAACGCAATCATATTTTTTAGGATCGAGCAGGCTTCGGGCCTCTTTTAAGGCTCTCAACAAGCTGCTTTTAAAAAACATTATTTTAACGCGCTTGCCATTGTAATAAAGCACAAACTCAAAATCCGATTTATTGGTCACGTTATCTCTCCTTTGGTATAGGGGATGCCCCCTTAAAATAGTGACATCTGACCAACTTGCCCCGCAGCAATAGGATTGATCCAAAGTGATTCGGTCCGGATCCGCCCGGCTTCTGCTTTAACCGTTTTCGTCTCCCGCCGCCAATCTCTCAAAGCTTCCTCATACATAGGATGATCGTATCCACTAAGCAGGACCGGACCGGGATGATTCAATAATATTTGCAGCAACTCAATATGATCCGCATCGTTCATTTCATTCTTGTACATTCGCTTGCTTCGCGTTGAAAGTAAGTACGGCGGATCTGCATAAACAAGGACCTCAGGACGCTTGTAGCGCTCCAGCAGCTTAACCGCAGGTTGACATTCAATCTGCACATTCCGTAAGCGGTCCGTAACCTGCATGATCTTGTCCGGCAACAGTTGCCAATCTCGCGCAGGATGCGGTGCGTTCAGATCAATGATATGCCGCCATCCGGTCCGGTCACTGGTCTTTCCTCCGCGTGCCATCCAGCAACGGACCAAGAAGCGCCTTGCCCGTTCAACATCACTGCCCTCTGTCTCATATCCTTTGTAGTATTCAGCCCGAGCATAAGGAGTCCAGTGAATAAGTCTGGCCAGCTCGTCCGGCTGATCCCGAATTATTTGAAATAGATTGGATACTTCCCCGTCCAGGTCGTTCACCGTTTCCAGAGTGGAGCGATTTTTATTGAACAGCACCGCCCCGCTGCCGAAAAATGGTTCCAAATATGTTGTATGTGCTGGCATATTTGATATAATCCAATCTGCCATGCTCCACTTGCTGCCGGGGTAATGCAATATACGTGGTGCTTTCATGTCTCTCCCCCTTATGGAGGGTTGCCCCTCCTTTATCTCAAACTTCCAAATCAAACCAATTCCCGTAATAGTCCTCGTCTTCTGGGTCTTTTGAAAAATAGTGCAACCTGCCATATTCATTCAGGATCGCGTATTCTTTCCCACTCTCATGTAGTTCGTATTCCTTTCCTTCTATAGCTGCTGGGTGCATGATAAGGTCCTTTTTACATTTAAGTTTCATGGGGTGTTCCCTCCTTCTTGTCCCCTATGGGGCTAAACTGTGCGGTTCTTTCTGAACCACGCCCGACCTTCATCCGTATTTAAAAATGCTTCTGCCTTTTTGGTATGATCTATCCGCCGTACCAGTCCTTTTTCTTTCAACTTAGCTACTGAACAAAATCCCCGAAAACCACCGTTTTGGTCATGAACCTCGTATGTTCCAGCTCCAAACTTGAAGCCCGTTGCCCAGCAAACTATTTTTAGTTGCATATCCATTGTTATGTCCTCTCTGCCCTTGGGGGCTATATATTTAATCCTCTGGAAGCAGCTTGTTAAATGCTCTACGGTATAATTCAGCTACTTTTATTCTGGTCTTCTTCCCTTCGCGCCGGATATTCACCGTCCTATTTTTCTGCTCCTTAACCAGCACTGGAAATCCAGTTATCGGATGTGAAGCAAATACTTTCCCATCTTCATCTATGCGATATGGATAATAGCCGGGGATATATTTAAGGGCTTTGTTTCCCATCCCTAACACTCCTTTATTCGTTGTTATATGAATTAATTAGATAAATCCACGCTGTATCAAAGCACCAAACTATGCTTTTTTCTTTTTCTTAACAGGAGGCGCTAGGATCGTTTGTATGACCTCTTGTTGGTATTTGGTATCTCCGCCACCTAATCGAATAGAACGGGCTATCTGAGCCAAAATAAAGGCGTCTCGGACGTTATCTGAATCATGTTCAAAGCCCCACTTTTTAAAAATGGGTAAAACCATATTGTCTTTAGATGAACTACCGCTCCCTGTGGCAAACTTTTTTACTTGACCAGGTGTTGGTACTATAAACTTAATTCCCATGTCTCTTAGAGCAAAGCGAATAGCAAATCCGATTCCATATTGGGTACTGACTGCCTTACCTTTTGAACCAAACGAGAAGCCTTCTATGCAAACCACATCAGGCGTATTGGCGTAATTCGCTATTTCTCTACCGTATTCTTGTAATTGTTCTGCGCTTGAAAGTATCCCATTTTCCAAGACAATCTCTAACTGCTCTTCTACATTTCCATTTTCGTTTAAAATGACTACCCCTGTTTTGGTACTCGGGTCTATTCCTACGTATCTGGTCATATTTATTCTCCTATCCTATTTTTTTCTTTGCTTTTCTCCGGCTGCCTTGAGAATGCGCTTCACGTTTTTCCGCAATTTGATCTATCATATCTACCAACTTTTTATTTATATATTCTGTTCTGGCGTCATAAGGAATGCCAAACAGTGCTGCTTCACTTTGAATGCTGGCAACTATCCGATCAACTCCACCGAGTTTTTCAAACAGATGATATTCCCAAGTTTCAAATATTGCGTCCATCCGGTTTGTGTAGTCCGTTGCCATCCGTTTTACCTGCCCTCCGGTAGATTTCTTTAGCCAGTTCTTGACGGTAATCGGTGCAAAGTGTGTTGTCGTAAAAGTTTATCATTAAATCCGCATCGTCCAATTGTTTGGGGTCTATTGGATTCATGGGGTATCCTCCAGTGGGGTTTCATAGATGTTGCCGATGACTTCAAACTCTCGTTTTGCTGACAGTGATAAATGCCCGACCATATATTTAAATTCATCGTGATTAAACTTAACTATTGCTTTCACAGTATAACTATCGTCAGATGTAGACCACAGATGCTTGTGATCCTGCCACGCCAATATATCTCCCTCGTATATCTCTTTACCGTTACGGTCTTTTAGTCCAGTAGAGTCCTGGCGGATGAATCTACCTGGAAACACGCTCCCATGGATGATTATGCCGTTTTGCCTTAATGCAAAATCTCCAGACGGTTTTAAGAATAGCTGCCCAATGCATCCTACATGCCCCTTGTTAATATCCTGCCAGAAGGACTTACTTTCTGTGTCCCATACTCTATATGGTCTACTCATTTGTATCCTCTCCTTTCAAAGCAACACGGGCGCGGCGTCCATTATCTTCGTCAACTGGAATAGTCGGACCCCAACTTGCCAGCACGTTTGCCATATAGTTTTTCTCGTCCGCATAAAACTCCAGTGCCTTATCCTTAATATCTATCTGCTGTAGAAGGTATTCAATCGGCTCAATAATGGCCTCCGCCGTAAAAGCTATGTTCCGTCCTTCCGCCAACGACCTCTTAGTCGCTTCATGCGTTTTTCGTATCTTTTGTATCTTCTTATCCATGGTTTAGACCTCCACTTTTCTTTCTTCCATGTTAGGATCGAGTGTTTTTAAGAAACCAAGTAGTTTATCTGTGTATTCACCGCGAGTGTAAATCATTAATTGTCCTGTTTCATCATTTTTTAGAAATACAAACCCTGCTTTTCCATACGTTTTGGCATAAGCATCAAAGTATTCCGCACATGAGTCCAACGTCTTCTCTTGTAACTCTTGATTTAATTCCATATCCCTTATTCCTCTCCTTGCCCTTTAGGGCTTATAAATCTGACCATATCCCGTATATGACAACTGTGCTGGTTCCGTCCGTGTCGTCAAGCTCGCAAACACCACCTATCGCTTCGCAATCCACTTCGCCGTGTCTTTCGCGGGCAATCTCCACTTTCATATCTCCGCCGTATATATCACGTTCTTTAATCAATAATTCAATCAAGTCGTTCAGGGTTCTCACTCTGTCATTCATTCCACTATCCCCTCTCCTTGGGTAGCTATTACTTCAGGTTGCTTTACTGCCTTACGGTCTTCTTGATGGATTTTGTTGCTTAAGCATTTCTGACACACTTTAACTTTCAATCCCGGCACACCCATTGTCGCTGGTCGTTTACCTTCCCAATTGCATTTCTCACATACCCAAATTTTCATGTCTATCTTCTTCCCTTCTTATTGGAGTCAGCCTTGATACCGTTCGTAATCTGCAAACTTCCCGTAATTTTTAAGGTTAACCATTTCCGCCGTCCCAGTGCGTCCATTTCGGTTTTTGGAGACGATGAATTCGATGATATTTTTCTTTTCTGTTTCAGCGTTGTAATAGTCATCCCGGTATAAAAATGTGATTGTGTCTGCATCCTGCTCGATGTTGCCGGACTCTCTTAAATCAGACATCATCGGACGCTTGTCCTGACGTTGCTCTACGCTTCTACTTAGCTGGGCAAGGGCAACCACTGGGCAATCATTCTCCCGAGCCATCTGCTTCAAACTGGAGCTTATATACCCCACTTCATCGTTTCGGTTCCGGTTGCTGAATTTCTTGCCACCTTTGATTAATTGCAAGTAGTCGATATAAACGATCAGGTCAGGACATTTCTTTTTCAACTTTCTAACAGCCGCGCGTATCTCTTGAATAGACAGCCCCGGCCGATCATCAATGTAAATGTCCAATTTCGCCAGCTCAGACAGGCCGATTGTATAAGTCTCCCATTCTTCATCACGAAGCTGTCCACTTTCAATCCGGCTGCCATCGATGTTACATTCTGCCGATATCATACGGTCATAGAGTTGCAAGTCGGGCATTTCCAAGCTAAATATAGCGACTGTGAGTCCCTCCTTGCCGTTTCTAACGGCGTTATTAAGGAGGAAGGCAGTTTTACCTACGGACGGCCTTGCGGCGATTATATTAAGCGTCTGCGGCTTCCATTTGCCTGTTATGTCGTCAAGGTCTTTCCCGGCCGTACTGGCCCCGTTAGGTTTACCGTTGTATTTCTTGTCGTTGATTACATCGAAGTGCTGCATTACTCCATCTTTGATGTGCTTGAAATAATCTGTACCCCGATTGTGGTCTTCGATGAATTCAGCAATTCCCATCAGTTCGGCCGCAAGCGTATTAGGATCATCGGCCCCGTCGTTAAAAATAGCTTTCATCGAATTGAATCCAGTTCGTAATAAATACTTCTCTTTGATTATTTTTTCGTGTTCAAGGAAGTTAGCTACAGTCGGAACGGATTGGGATAGCCTGGATAAATAGTCAACCCCGCCAACGTCCTGAATCTTTTCTCCAATGCTCATAGTCAGAGAAACCAAGTCTATCTTTTTCTCCCGTTCCCTTATGAACTCCATACTTTCAAAGATCGTTTGATGTGGACCGTGATAAAATTCCTCTGCTGTTAAGATGGACTCATAAATTAAGTCTGGTTGTAAAATGATTGATCCTAATGCCGCCTGTTCAGCCTCCAAGCTGTAATAACTCATGACTGGCTTTCCTTATGAGCAGCTATTGTCCTGCGCATCCATTCCTCTCGGCTGATCCCTTCACGTTTCCATGGCGGCTCACTTGACGCGCTCTGCCGTATTCGGTCTTGCTCCTCAAGCATCTTTCTAGTGCGTTCGATTTCCCTATCAGCCTCAATCCGAGCATTCGGCTTGATGATCTCTGCTATCGAAGGCGCAAACTTGCTCTCGCGGATATGTTCCCGAGCATTTGCCCAACAATGGTCTGCATCGGCTGGCTCTAATTCCTCAAGCCAGTTTTCAGCAATGGTCCTATCAACCTTCCAACTGGGGTAACTTGCAGCCAGCTTTTTGAATAGCTTTTTGGCATCCTCTCTTTCCATAGCGTACCTCCTACATGTCATTTATAAAGTCCAACCGGTCTTGTCCGCCGTCTTGCTCGGCACGTTCCTTAATTGCATTTGTATAAAAGGAGAATGAATTGACCTTGCCGCCTTCCTCCAATTTCTTTTTATGCTTTTCTCTCATCACTTCAATAATCAAATCTGATTTTATGCCCTGATTTATAAATTGAGTGACTAAAGGCCAATCTTTAGGTTTAAAACCAAGGCAACCGTGAATTTGACTATATGCCTTTTCTATTTTTTCCATCTCGTCAGCAGTAGTAGTAATAGTATTTGGTAAGGTACTGTACTGTACTGTACTGTTACGCGCGCCGTCCCCAAAACTGTCTGCGGACTGTCCGAGGGACGTCCCCCGGACAGGTTCAACCTTTTCCTTGGATGATTTACGGGACATCCGTTTCTTTTCCGCATCCTTTTTTCGCTTATCTACCAATCTACCAATATAATCCTGAAAATCATGGATAAATAACTGGTTATCAATTACATCAATGAATCCAACTTCGATTAAAGCGTCCATAAGCACTTTCGCATCCCCGGTCCACATCATTTCATCCGCTATGTCTTCCGGTTCTAACATGGACAAGCATCCGTCTGGCAAGTTATCCATGGCCCACCACCACAACAGATGTAGATGACCGATTACCGCCGGGACTGTAATTCCTAGCTTACGGGCCAATCGTTTAGTCTTGATGTGTCTCCCAAGCCCTTGGTGGCTTTCAAGCCAAGCCATATTATCACCACACTATTCTTTTGCTGATTTAACCAACATCGCCATTGCTCTCCGCGCCCTGATCCCCTCTGGAGTCTCATCAAGCCAGTCATGGCATGCCGTACATAAATGCAATAAGTCCGTTACTCTCGTTTTATGGTTAATGTGCTTACGTCCGATCAAGTGAGCTCGTTCAGTAGCCAAGGCGTTGTCACAAAGCTCACACAAGCCGTGTGACCGCGCTTTAAGCTGCTTATCTACCTTTGTGCTTATATCTCCTTTTTCTCGCTGTGTAAGCTTCACACGCTTAGACTGAGTTTGTTGGGCCTTTGAATAAGGCAAGAAATCATGCACTCTGATCCCCTCCTATATATCAGACTGGTATTTTAAGATAGTCTGGAGAGCTGACACCTGTACCTTAATTGCGTCCGCTGCCTCAATACCAGCTTTAAATTGTGCCTCTGTAAAATCACGTTGAAACAGATATTCAGCGACATTACCTTTGGCTATGTCCGGAATAAGAGTAGCCGCCAAGCCTTCTTCCACTTTCAATCGCAGCATTTCCTGCGCTAACCTGGAACGATAATCCCGCTCCGCCTCAGCCTTTTCCCGTCCAAGTTTAAAGAGTGCGTCAGCGGACTTACTAAGCCGCTTAGACGCCTCATGAATCTCTGTAGTTACACTTATTACGTCCATACGCCCTCCTAAAATGGTAAATCTAAATCATCGGGGTCTATTGGCTTTCCGTCATCATGAAACGGGTCTTTGTTATAATGGCGGCGATGATCCGGTTCGTTTGGATCTCGTTGGCTCTGGTTGTCTCGGTTCGACTCCAAAAACCGCACATTATCCGCTACAATCTCAGTTACATACACCCGCTTGCCTTCACTGTTCTCGTAGTTACGCACCTGTACACGGCCCTCTACGGCGGTCAGACGACCCTTTTTGAGATAGTTGGCGCACGTCTCTGCAAGCTGCCGCCATGTCACAATTGGTAAGAAGTCTGTCTCCCGTTCGCCGCCTTGACTCGTAAAAGGACGGTCTACGGCCAACGTGAAAGAGCATGTAGCAATCCCGTTCGGGGTATACCGTAATTCAGGGTCCTTAGTTAAACGGCCGATCAATATAACTCTATTTAGCACTGGATGCACCTTCCTTTTGTTTATCTACGAGTTTCTTTGCAAGCGACTCGTGCATTTGTTGCAGTGTATGGCCTTTTTGCTTCATGTTGTCGATCCATTCCTGCATGCCTTCTGTGCTTCCAGAAAGAACCTTCCATTTCGTTTCAATATCCTTGAGCAATTTTGTTTCAGCTGCCTCTTTTTTCTCACGTTCAATCCGCTGTTTTTCGTCCAGTTCAGCACTACTTACCTTGTCCGGGTCTTCGCCTGTAGGAATCGCAAACGTCCGCAGGAACAAATATTTATATGAATAGGTCATAGCCTTGCCCACGCCTTTGTCTTGCGTGTCAGCCCCCGTACCGGAAGAAACAATGATTTCATGTTGTCCTGTATCAATGTCCACGATTTTGTAATCAACATCGACAGTAGAAAGATTCCCGTCCCTTGTATGGATCTGTTTTATTGGGAGCACCACAAGTCCGTGTTTAATGAGACTTTCGCGTACCGTAGCGGTTACTTTTTCTTCCGTAATTGCTTTGTATTTGGTCTTTCCAAATTCAACCTCATCGTCTTTGGACAAGTATTCAACATCCTTCATGACAGCGGATATTTTTTGGTAAAGATTTAATTTGACCTCTTCGGACATCTTTACATCCTCCTAAAATTTTGTTATAGTGACCGTGAAATGTTTATTAATTCGTCCGATTCGACTCCGGTTGCAGCCAGGGTCGTTTCACTTTCTATGGCATTACGCACGTCATATAAAGCTTCGAGTACATATTGCAGCTTTCCATCCCTGAAGATTAACAATGGCTCTACGATGTTATTGAGCGATTTACCACGTATTTCAGTTTCGGCTTGAAGCTCCTCCAGAACCCGGATAGCTTGTTCTAACGGCGTTTTCACGTTTTATTCCCTCCTTTTGTTCCCGTCGAATGCGACGATATTCCTGATATGTTACATCGCTGCTGAATTTGAAAATCACAGTTCCGTTCGGATGCTCTATGGCTTGTCCACCTACTTGGGATAAAGCGCACAGATCCGCGTAACTACTACTGCCTTTGCACCTTATTTGCATATGCATCGTCTATCATCCTCACCAAGACCTGATTTTTACACTCAACAGCTTCCAACATGCATTCTTTGCAGTGTGCTTCCTCATGTTCGTATACCAGATACTTTGCCTCAGCTCCGCATCCGCATCTGATCACCATATCAAAACTCCCACTGAATCTTTTGCGCCAATTCAACATAACGACCAAAGGTAATGCGATTTTTGATAAAGCCATATTCCGGCTCCTGCTCGTACAATTGGCCCAAGTATTCCAGATGTTCATCCGTTAGTACACTTAGCCCACTAAGATCCTTAGTTACTACCACAGGACGTTTACGCCACCACCGCCACATACCTATCAACTCCCTTTTATAGAGTCAGCCTGCAACCTTGCCATAGTCTTAAGTTGGAACCAGGTACCGTCACGCTTGATCAGCAGCATGCCATTTACTCGCTTACCAGCAACGAAACCGCTAAACATTGGGTTCATACTCTCGCCTTCTTTCTTAAATCGCAAGACGGGTTAGACAGCTTACATAGTAACCAGCTTGCTTTAAATTATTGACTGTTGTTTCAACGCCTTCGCCCAAGATGTTCATGGTCTTGGATACTTCGCCTTTCTTTACAACCAGTTTGTAAAAATCTTTTTTGTCCAACTCCCCGATAACCACAAAACCATGTCCAACTTCAATCATCTTCATTCTCCTTCTTCTAATCCGGAATTGATTTCCTTACGGTATTCTTCATTTGATTCACCAAGTACCCTCCTTGAATTTGATTAAAATAACTTCTGGCCGTTTGTTTCTTCAATCTCTATCAACAGATTGTTAGGTGGCGTCCAAGTCGCTACATACTTTAATCCACGTTCGCAATCTTTCTTCAATGTGTTGTTATAAGAGTTAATACCAAAGTATTCTTGGTAGTCGTTCCACAAAGCAGAGTATGCGCTAGAACGAATGCCGCTGTGCTTGTAAGCTGCTGATTTTCTCCCTCCAAGAAAACCGACCACCCTCGAACTACCAGCTTTTTTAAGGGCTCGCTGTTGTCCATAGTCAATCGTTGTAGTGTTTTCGATCCTGTCCATACGACTTTCAATCTGTGGAAGCTTGTCCATTACATCAGCAGTCTGACGAAGTGCGATGGCAATTGCTGTGTTGGAATCAAGAACAGGCGGCTTGTTCAGCGTTTCCTTCATCCGATTGAACTCTGTGATGTACATTTCTTTGAAACGTGCAGCTTCCTTCCCGGTGTAACTCATAGCGAGGAATGAGAATCCGTCTTGAGAGATAATGAATTTAGCCACGTTTTTACCTTGAGTTGACTTGTAAGAGGAAGGCACGAAATTGTGCTCTCTAAATTCTTCACTACATTCCAATTCCCGAATATCCTGCATAACGCGTCGATGTTCTTTTCCGAACACCTCAGCTACCGTGAGGCTATCGGTCACCGTGTTTCCATTTTCGATAAATACCAATTGAGTCATACTGTTTCTCCTTTCAAAGCAGAAGATTCTATAAGTAAATCTTCATATTCTCTTAGCCATTCCAGCTTTATTCGTCTCTGGCCACCTAATTTATAGCTTTTTAGTTTACCTGCTTTAATTGCCCTAGACACTGTAGCTCTGCTTACTCTGAAATATTCCATTACATCTTCTATCGTTAGAATTGAAGGTAGATTTTCCACTCTTTTCACCTCGTTTTGTTAGGAAGTAATCGAGACATCTAACATAATGTTAGGATTTTCTTCAAAAAAAATGATTTCCCCAACACCACATTCGAAAACTCTAGCTAGTTCAATAGACTCCATCATTGTTATAGTCTCTGGACGATCCTCCATGCGCGTATAAGTACTTGTATGAATATCTAATTTTTCAGCTACAGCAGATTTAGATAGCTTTCTATAAGCTCTCCACTCCCTTAGTGTTCTACGACGGTACGGCATTTGCTCACCTCCCTTGCGTGTCTCAACTATATCTAACTTAAAGTTAAATGTCAACGTAAAAAACGTTTTTTTTAAGTATAAGTTAGAAAAACTGTGGAAATACTGATTTAATGATGTTAAGATTAAGTCAAATTAATTATGAGGAGAGTTACTGTGAACAAAATAAATTTTTCGGAGAATCTAAAAAAGTATAGAGAGCTCAGAGGTTTATCTAAAGAAGAATTAGGTTCACGTATTGGTGTTTCTGGTGTAACCATTGGCTATTGGGAAAGCGGGCGCAATGAACCAAGAATGGGCAAAGTAGACCATATCGCACAGATACTAGATGTAACTATCGACGATCTCTTATTTGAGAATACATACAAAGAAATCGAAAACAAAATAAACATTGACACCGAGGAATTGAGCGAGGACAAGCGTAAAGCAATTGAATTGATCCTTTCACTGGCAGATGAAGATGTCAAAATGTTCAATTTGCTCATGGAACGTTCTATTAAAAAAGACTAGGGTGGGAAACTATGGCTAAAAAATACCAGAATGTACGTGAGAGAAAAGGAAAATTTCATTATCGATACAGTATAAAAGATGCTAATGGTAATAGAATCCAAAAAGAAACACCCGGATTCGCCAGCGCTAAAGAAGCTTCAGAAGCTGGCAAAATAATTGAAGCAGAAATAATTAACGGAACTTATATTGAAAACAAAAAAATACTAATAGGCGAATTTGCAGATCAATGGATTGAGTTTTACAAAGCGACTAATGTCAAAGAAATAACAGTGGATCTTCGGATAAGTGTTGTTAAAAAAATAAAGAAAAAGTTCGGAGGTTTGAAATTACAAGAGCTAACTACTGCAAGATACGAAAAAGAATTACTCACTTTAAAAAATATTGAAAATAGATCAAAGAGTACTATTACGAATTTCCATGCAGTAATGAGAATGATTTTCCAAAAAGCGTTAGAATTAGAGCTTATCAAGAAAGATATAACTCAATATGCGACACTTCCTTCTTTTTCTGAAACTGTTGAAGAATTAGAAGTTAAAGATGAGATACCTAAGTATTTAGAGAAAGAAGAACTGGCTATCCTACTTCAAAAGTCTAAGGAACTCGAAAGTCCTCAAGCGTTTAGATTACTATTTGTGCTTGCATACACTGGTATGAGACTAGGTGAATTGTGTGCTTTAAAAATAAAAGATGTGGATGAAGTGAATAAAAAAATATCAATCACAAAAACACTATACGTTCCAGGCACTTTGAAAGAATATAAGCTAAATACTCCGAAGAACAAATCGTCCATTCGAAAGATCGACGTAAGCTCGCGAGTTATATCAATTATAAAAGAACAAATCGCTTGGAAAAATAAATTTAGAATGGAATATAGAAGATGGTTCAACGATGAATCAGACTTTATATTTTTTACCGAAGGCCGTTTTATGGGTTATCCGTTGCGCTTGTACGAGGCTAGAAATTATATGGACGAAGCGCTTAAAGCAGCTGGAATAAACCACCCACTAACCCCTCACTCTCTCAGACACACATATACATCATTAATGGCAGAGGCAGGCGTAGAATTAGAGGCTATCCAAAAACTTTTAGGGCACAGTAGTGACCACACAACTAAAGCTGTTTATCTACATGTCACGAAACAAAGACGTAGAGCAGCAGTCGAAAAACTCGACAGTTTAATGGATGGAGTTATTTAA